CGGCGGCTTGTGCGGCGGCTTGTGCGGCGGCTTGTGCGGCGGGTTGTGCGGCGGGTTGTGCGGCGGCTTGTGCGGCGGCTTGTGCGGCGGGTTGTGCGGCGGGTTGTGCGGCGGCTTGTGCGGCGGGTTGTGCGGCGGCTTGTGCGGCGGCTTGTGCCCTTTCTTGCTCTGCTTTTCTTCTTTCTTGATATGCTAAGGCTGATTGTCTACTAGCACCACCATAACTAGTATGCTCCATTGTCATTGCTCTTAAAGCAGCTTGACCGCGCAGAGTATTAACTACCGAGCCGTTTTTATCACGAATCTGATATCCTTCTCTTTTTACCTTCTCTATTTCTTGTTTTTTTAGTTCTTTTTCTCTCTTTCTGACTTTAGCTAGCAATACCTGGTCTGCTTTGCTAGGTCTATAGCCACGAACTTGAGAAGCATGAAGAATTTCTGCTGCTCTATCGAAATTAACATCGTGTTGATCAACATCTCCACCATTTTGAAAACGAATGGGTCTTCTTGGTATAATACCTCCATTATTACGATTAATTGTTTTAGTACTACCGCTATTATTCATACCTAGTGCTGATGTGGCAGCTTTTCTAATTACAAAACTACCTTCTGGTAATTGAGTTTTAAAACTATCACTATTACCCTGGCCAGGAACCAGAGCAATACCACCTTGAGCTAATCGTATTCTTCCGCCATTGTTCATTGGTTTTTTATCAGCATGATTCATCCTTTTAAGTGTGCTGGTACCTATACTTTGAGCAAGCGCTGGGTCTACTACTGCTTCTCCTGGGGTTAGAGCAACATTAACCATACCACCATTAGCGAATACTTTTCCTCCCAAAGCTTTCGGTATTGTGGCACCCTGAGGTTCAACTAATCTTTTTATAGATTCCACCTGTGAATTTAATATTGGTATTCTCAAATTGCCAATATTTTCTTTATCATAAATTGTAGTACCATTATCTAAGAATTGCTCCTCAAGCACTTCCAGGAAGGTTTGTCGGTTAGACGGTTTGAAATGTTTACCGAATCTTGCTGCATTTTGTTTGTCTATGCCGAATTTATTGGTGACTGTACTTGCTGTGTCTGATTGTTGTTTTGCTAGCCACTTTGCTTGCTCAAGACCCCTAACCCACTCTTCGTGTGCTTTATTCACAATATCATTAACTTTAGTTCCGTTAGTATAAGATAAACCACGATTCTCTCCAGCTTCATCTAAACCAAAAACCGAAGGATGTATATATTGTGCCTTATCTGGATGGTAGGGTGGTGCGGGGAGTCCGGGTATGAAGGGCTCTAACGACATTTCCATCGCGAGAGGCCAATATATATCATCGAAATCTAATTGAAAAAGTGGGTTGGAATCATTTTGATTCGGTTGATTAGGTTTATAATTATTTTTTAATTGTTTCAGATACATGATTGCATTAAGATATTCATCCATTGTATCTTGATAAGATGGAGTTGTTTCTTGATATGGAGAATTGAGTCCTGCCTCTATAGCATACTCTGATGCTCTCTTAATTGATCTCTGTGTTTTGTCATATATTCTTTTTGAATATAGTATACGACTAGCCATACCCTCTGTATCTAATTTTGTTATATCATTATCTGGTTCTTGTGTATTAATTTCATTGCCAATACCAGAAGACATACGATGAGTATTTTCTGGTATTCGTGGCATACTCCAAGATGGTGGAGAAGAGAAGTTTTCTCGCATAACTTTGACTAATTCAGAATATAATTCATTGGCCTCTTGAGAATTAGTTAATTGTTGTGATTTTTTACCATTTGTATATGAACGAAACTTTTTTAGTTTATTAAAGTAGTCTATTGCAACATTAATTTCTCTAGTTTCATCTAGTGGATTAAAAATAGGTTTACCAAACTCATCTTTTGTTTGTGTTGCAAGACTACTCTTTTTAAGTCTTTCGAATATATCAATAGCTCCCGATGCGGCAGTTCCAAGAGACTTATCAGCATCTGGAGTATCCAATTTGCCCATTCTCAATCTTGTAATAGCATCTTCAAATACTTTATAATAGGCCATTGTTCTTTCGATAATATATTCACTATCAAATAGAGTATCATTATGAGTCCATTTTACTGCATCGTCTCCTTGGATCACCCATGGTTTTCCTAATAATTTCCTCATCCATGCTGGATGCAACTCTTCAAAACTTGTGCTATCTGTCAAAGGAACAAATGCTTTAGGATTTAATTTTGGAGGTTTAATATCAATTTCTTCTCCCGTCGGATCTGTTGTTATCATTGATCCTTCTGAGCCAATGGAACTAAATTTTTTCCAATGATCCAAAATAGCATTAAAACCGCTCATATTTTCTGCCGAACTATCATCATAGATTTTTTTATTCGTTTTCACCCCAGGTTCGCCATGAAATCTTTTTACCACTTTATCTAAATTAATTTGTGTTAATAGTGCTTGAGAACTAATTTTCTTTAAAAAATTATGATTATTAGCATCACTAAACTTTCTAATATCCATTTCTAGTGAAAACCTGCGTTTAAAATATTCATCAGGCGCTGTTTCAAATAAGTTATTCAAGATGCTTACTGGTTCATCATTAAGATTAAATAATTTATTTAATTTTTCCTTATCTGCTAATCTTTGTAAACGATTACGTTCAATATTATCTGGTCCACCACTGGTAATTATCATATCAGTATAAGCATCTTTAAACGCACTATACTTAGATAGCAACAATGGATTTATTTTTATTGGTTCTGGTTTAGGTTTTGCTTTATCTACTAATACTTGCTTAGTTTCATCAGCTGTCATTTCCATACTCGCAACACCAGCACCAGGAGTGACTCCAATTGCGGTGTCAAATTTTGCTGCTTCTTGAGCTGTTCTTAATTCTGTTTGATCAATTGCTACTGGGCCTGGTTTATTTTCTGGTAGAAGTCCAACAGCTTGTAATCCTCCAACCACCATTTCTGCTGCGTTGCCTGGTCTTCTATGAGCATTTTTTAATTCTAAACTATCTAATTTTGAATTTTTATCAGAATCAATTTGTGGAAAGAGATTCTTCCATTGATCAGCACTGTGTTTCGGCAAAGAAAAAGTTTGTCCACTTATATGATTTAAAAGAATACCCAGTGGAACCTTAACTTCTTTGAACGACGGTCCATTAAAGGTTCTAGTCATCCACCTAGGTATAAACTCGCCTGTTTTACTGTTTTGAAATGTTGTGACTTTTGTGTCAAACATAGGACCTATCAAACCTTCAGATATTCTTAGACTTTTTTCATCCCAAGTTTGTTGATCTATAAAATCTTTATCCGGATATTTTAAATGAATCATTTGTCTAAAATATGGACTATTTGTTGTAAAATCAGACTTTGCGGCAGATCCTTCTTGGCGAATCTTGTTAGCAAGATAAGGTCCTACAAAGCTTGGTACTCTATATTGAAAAGGAATCATAGCATCAATACCAATTATATTATTTAATACTTTTTCCCTTTGGGCCATATCAGCAGCTTCTTCAGGAGTTCTTAAATTTTCATCTAATAGCATACTATCCAGGGTGGGGGTGGTGAACTCAACCGCAGGTTTATCTGTGCCATGACGCAATTTTCTTAGCTTTCTTAAATTATCTATTAGGCGCATTTTATTTGCTAGTAGTTTTGCTTTATTTGGATCCGGAGCAGACTCTTCCATAGATTGATCATCTGAACTTTTTGTTATATTAGGATTAGGTATCAAACCATGTTCAGAACCACTATGCCAATCATATAATTTTGCATAATCATCATATAGATAATCTAAATATGGACTTAAATCTTTAATACCATATTTAATATCTGTAACTCTATTGATAGGATGACCTTGATCTCCTGGCATTTTAATAGGCATTAAAGATGTTATTAATCCTTTACTACCACTTAAATATTTAGTAAAATCATAACCATCTAGTGATAGTTTGGGTCGATCCATATCTCTAAGATAAAAATATTTGCTATATTGTTTTTTTAGATCTCTTAATCTACTTTCATTTTCGAAATATATTTTTTCATTAAAATTACCTTTAGCATCATATGGGTTCCTAGATTTATATTTACCATTTATCATATCTTTAATATTTATATATGCTTTACGCATATCTCTATCACCAAAAAATAACATATTACTATAATCTTTAGAAGCTATGCTCTGTAAGGATTGTATATTTTCTCGTGGATAACTACCAAAATGAAGCATGCGCTCAAAATCTCCGGATTGGACAAGTAGTCCTTTTTCATTTGGATCTCTATTTCCATATGCTGGCGAATTTCCTTTTTTAGTAAACGGATCAACAGAAGCAACTTGTCCACCATCTTGGAAATAGGTGGGTCCATTTACCACACCACCCCTATTATAAGAGCCACTATTAATACTATGTAATAGTGGTAGATTTTGTTGTGTGGCCTGTTTATTAACTACAAATTCACCTTTAGAAAGCATTGCTGGTATCTTATCTTCACCCTTTGGTTGAAAATCAATATAAGCACCCTTACTAGCATATACCACACCTCCGTGTGATTTTCCTTCGGCCTCTTGCATTTTAACTAATTCTTGATTAGCTCTAATCTGTTCTAGTTTTTTAAAGTCTGGTAGTACCAAATTAGTTCCAAAAGTTAAAGTTTTAAAAGCATCAGCATATTTTAAATAATCTTTTTTAAATATATCATCAGTTGGCCACAACATACCAGTATCCAAATAACGATCTTGAAATCCAAACCATTCATCCATCATTGTTAATTTATCAATAAATAATTGTTTATTTTTGTTTGCTATGGGAGATGATGGATTTTTTGCTTCTTCAAATGCATCGATAATATGATTAATTAATACGCTTCGATAACCCCCAGGAAATATATTATAAGGATCAAGAGCTAAATTACCTAGTTCACCAATATTTTTTGGTTTATTATTTTTAGATAGTGGTTTATAACTAACAGCACCAGTCTCTTTATCAATACTAGCAATTTGCGCACCACTATCATCCTCCCAGAGTTCATTTAATGCTAATTGAATATCAGCACCCAAAATATTTCGATTAAGAACAGGATCCGCATCATTAGCAGATTTTTTACCCCCAGATGCCATTAATCCAGAGGCTATTGCATTACTGGTTTCTTTAATTCTAGTAACTATATCATCAACAGAGTTAAGTTCTGGTGGATCCAAATTACTATATATCGGAGATTGAATAAGACCAGATATACCACCAAAATCCTTACTGCCCACAAAACTAAAAAACTGACCCAATACATCCATTATTGACCATGCTTTAGCGTATGGTTCTCTAATTTGATAGCTAGTTACACGATCTCTACCCACTCCCTCTGTTATAGTTTTAATAAATTGTGGCATTTTTTCAATATTAGGTTTGGTTTTTGTTGCTTCTTGTCCAAACAGTCTAAATAATGCCGCTTTAGAATTATTATCTTTTGGTAATCGTCTGATATCTAATGCTTGTAATGGAATACGCATACGACTTAAAACAGTAGATGATCTTACAGATTTTTCAGCAATTAATCTACCATAATTCTTTTTGACAAATTCATCAAAAATTGCTTTATTATTATCAACATCTTCTATTGATAGTTCTTTACCTTTTACAGTTAAATCTGGGCCTATAGTATCACGCAAATCTTCTTTTTTTTGCAAATCTTTTAGCGTCTGGAGAAATATGGGAGCCTGCCATGCAAGATTTGTGCGAGGCTTATCCACGAAAGCATTATTTAATGTGTCTTTATCGTAACTTAGTGCCATAAATTTGGCATCAGTAACTCGTCTACCAAAAGAGCCTGTAAAACCTACGGGTGTTTTAGTTTTTATTAAATTTGTTACATATTTTTCAATTTCCTGCCGACCATGACCAGGAATAATAGCTGCATAATTATTACTATTAACAGTATTAGCTTCAGCAAAGGGATTGTTTTTGGCATTCTGTCCACCAAGTTCTATAACAGAAAAAGTCTGTGATTGTGGAGAAAAGTCTTCTATATCAGGATCGTAAAATGGACCAGTAATGGTTTTATATGTCAAATTTAATCCTCGTTCCATATCCTCATAAATATCTGGTTTTACAGTTATTTTTTTATTAGAGAGTTTAAATGCTTCTTCAGCATTAATCATATTGTTTTCATCAAAACCTTGAGTTGACCATGGAAAATCACGAGAAAATCCTCCTGTTTGAGTGTCAGTTATTTTAATCCAATTGTTTCCATCTATACCACTAAGAACTTCAGGCTTGTCTTTAAATTCTGGAAATGTTGGAACCAGATCTTTCCAATTTTGAGGGTTAATATTATATAATGTGACTGGACTAGTAGTATTTAAATCTTCATTGGTAAAATTTGCTTTAAATAAAGTTTTATTAAACAATCCTTTCATTTTACGAAGACGATTTCTTTTTTCTGTTGATGCCTTTGTTTCGGTCTCTCCTTTATCTTCGTTTAAATTAGCTAATGCTTGCTGTAATCGTGTTTTATACTTAAAATAATCAACAATACCACTTTTGATTGTTGTATCGCTTTCAGTTGCTGTTAAAACTTGATAATCTTTAAAAGGAATATCTCGATCAAATCCTATAGTAAATGGTTGACCATAAGCATTATTGTCGCTCCAATTATCAAAACCAGCAACAACTGTAGCATATCCTCTTCCATACAATTGTGAGGGCGTTGTTGTTATATTAAATGGATAGCCCTCATTTTTTGCAGTAGTGTGGGACTCTTTTAATTTAGTTTTTAAAGCTTCGGTACTAAATACTCCATAGTTACCACTCAAATGTTTTGTTAAATTTGATAATTTTATTATAACTCCAGCATCATTAGACGATTTATTTATTGTAGGGTTTATCTTTTGTGAAAAATCTGTGATACTATCAATTCTTCCGCTTCCACTTTTATAGGATGATCCGTTTTCTTCTAAATCTGCTGAGAATACTCCTTTTAATAATAGATCATATGCTTTTTTATATTTATCAATTTTGTCTTTTTTAAGTTGTCCATTTTTATTATTATCAAATAAATCATTAATATTATTTTTGGGAATAAAACCTAATGGATTCACCTTAGGATCATTGGTCATTCCCGCATATTGCCTATCAGCATTAGAATGATTTAAAAAACTAGCAACTGATGTTCCAGCAGCTATACCAGCCCCGATACCAATGGTTAATGGCGCGGCCACTGTTGAAAGAACACCGGCTGAGATAAGACCAGTAGCCCCTGCGTATCCAGCCGCTGCTCCTGCTCCCGCTCCAACAGTGGTTGGTGCTGTGCCTCCAAGTAATGGAGCAGCTATTTCTAGAGTCATTTCATTATATGCTTTTCCTACTCTCGCTGTGTTTTTAAAGGGCTCATCAAATAAACCATTTTCATCATCCAAATTTAAAGGTTTGCCTCTATATGTTGAGTCGGCACTTGCATAAATAGAAGGATTACTTAATGTTGAAACTGATTGACGATAATGACCCACATCAGGATTTAGGTTTTTTAAGAGTGGATAATCAACTTTTTGTGTGCCAGTTTCTTTTGTTGCTGTGTCTGTTTCATGTTCTTTTTTACCCCACGATTCACTCTTATTATTCTTGCCACCAAATACATATCCTCCGTCAGCATAATAAGAGACTTTACCACCCTTACTTCTATTAATACTATGTAAGAGAGGTAAATTATTTTGAGTAGACTGTCTATTAACTACAAATTCTCCTTTTGTTAACATTGCTGGCACAGTATCGGTACCTTGAGGTATAAATGCTCCTTGACTAGCGTATACTAAACCTCCAGTAGCAATACCTTGCGCTGGTGCGGGATTATTTCTTCCTCTAACTAGGTTAACTAAATCATTAATACCATCTCTAATATCAACTAATGTTCTGCTTTCAAAATTTAATGTTGTGCCAACTAATGCTTCTTTTAGTTTTTGCGCTGCTATAGCAGCAGAGTTGTCTCTCATTCTACCGTCAATGCGAGCCAATTGTTCATTAGCAATTTTTTGAGTATTTAAACTTTGTTCATAAATACTAATAGCACGAGCCATTTCTGGATCAGCTTTTGGATTTCTTAACGAATCCAGAATGTTCTGAAACATTGGTCCAATAGCAACATTAGACTCTTTTAACATACTCTCAAGTACATTAGCTTTTAGCGCTCCTTCCTTTTCACCCAAGAAGGGAGCGATCATGTTAAATAGTTCTAAGCTTTGCTGTCTAGTTTCTGGTGTGGAATAGGCATTGACTCTACCAGCCATATTTTCATTTAATCTCATAGCCGCTTGATTCATAGCAGCAATATCTTCTGGCATACTAGTAACAACTTTTTCTAATATAGCCACACCAGCTTGTTGTTTTTGTTGTATTTCTGTAATTTTACTCATTGCTGCTGATGCAATATCTGAGCTTTCACTTAGTCTTTTTAGAGCATCATAATTATCTCTTAGCGCCACATTAGTTTTAAGCAATTGATTTGTCATTAACTGGAATTCAGCCATTCCAGAAGGTCCTTTATTAGCAGCGGTATTAGCTGTAGCTTGTCTGGCTTGTCTAACATTTTCAAGTTCTAATGCTTTATTACCTATGGCTACTGGTGAAGATAGCCCACCCGTCATTTGTTTAATACTAGCTTTAAAATTACTAATAATTCCAGTAAGATCCACATTAGCACCAAAAGTTCTGGCTAACTCCATACGACCATTAATTTCAATATCTGTGGCTCTACGGTATCTATTATTAGATTCAATTTGACTTTCAATAATAGTATTGAATGTTTGTGCATATTCATTAAGACCATTTTGCCAATTCTCCAAAGCTTTAGTAGCCGCTTCCTGTGCTCGTTTAGCGCTTTCTAAAACTCTAGATAATTGTGGAATTTTTTCCATTAATTGACTAAAATCAACTTTATCTTCACCTTGTTTTCTCATTTCTTGTAAGGTAAGACCAATTTCTGTAGATAATTTATCTGTTAAATCTGATGGTAATTGTAAATCTTGTAGAGCATTATTTATAGCGGATGTGATTTTTGCTCCCATAGCTTCATTAGTAATCGTGCCTCTTGTTGTGCTACTAAGAACATTATTAATAGTAGACATTATAGTTTCTTCTAATTTTGGACCCATTTCTAATAGTCCTCTAACAACATTAGACTGAGATCCAAAAGATGATGATGCTAGTGAGGATGCTCGTTTGCGATCTATATTGCTATAAGCTTGAGGATTTTGTATAGTATTTATTGCTGTTAATTTTGTTGGTGAGATTTTAGCTTGTCCAGATAGTGCAGCAGCAGACGCTTCTGCCTGGTCTGTTAATAAAGACATAGCGTATGAAGCTCGATTAATAGCTTGTTCCATATTTTGGAACATTCTTTCAAAACTAAATACTAATCTATTAGCAGATTTATTAAGATCTTCAATAGCTTTTTCTCTAAGAGCGCGAGTTTGTATATCTCTAGCCTTACGTTCTGAGGCCATAGCTATCACAGATTCTTTTCGTTGTTGTTTTTCAATATTACCAATACCAACAAGATTATCTATACTCATAATTTCTTGTTGTACAGCAGCATCCGCTAATGCTAGACTTCTTGTGAGTCTATCAAATTCTGCTGGATTTTCTTTTTGCATCCCAGCTACTGAACTACCAGTTTTAAATCTGGTTTCTAAATATTTAGTTGTGACTTCAGCCGCACCCTGAAAAGATTTTGATGCTTGTTTAGAGAGTTCTGGTATGTATTTCTGGAAAGCTATAGACTGATTGCTCTCTCCGCCAATGCCAATAGTACTCAAATATTTAAATATTCCTTCTCTTTGTAAAATTTCACCCCTTTGATATGATCCTTGTCCAGTATCAGCTAGATTCATGATTCCATATTGGGTTCTTTGAGTTTGTTTAACTACATTTTCAGCATCAGACACAACTTTCATAATATCTGTTTTAGCTTTTATTTGCAAAGCATCATTTTTAACATCCTGAGTGAATTTATCTAAACTTTGTGTAGCTCGTTCTAATGAATTTTCTAAAGTATTTTTACTTGCTGTTATAGCGAATGTTTTTGCCGCATTTTCTGCATCGGCGAAAGATTTAACTAAACCATATCCAGCTGCTGCGGCACCAGCAATCCAACCCAAAGGGCCACCCATACTAGAAAGAACTAAACCCGTACCAACAGCATTTGCCATTCCTTGATTACCGGCTTGAGATCTTGCGGCTTGTTCGCTTCCTGGTTCACCACCTTGAAGCATGTCAGTTAACATTGGGATAGCCATGCTTAATGCAAACATGGAATTTTGGCCAGGACTACTATTATTTCTATTACGATTTGGATCTCTGTTAGGATTTGTGCCTGTTGGCGGCACACCAAATCCACCCAACCCGCCTCTGCCCCAACCTGATCCACTTGGCATATTTCTAACAGTACTGAATATTCTACCAATACTATCAGTAAAATTTCTTAATAAGTTACTAAGCACCGATACTGTTGATCCTAGTGGACCTCCACCAGCAGCAAGTTTAGTTACAGCTCCAACCTTACCTCCACTATGATATTTATTAAGTTGATGTAAATTATTATAACCAATAGCCCTAGCCGATCTACGATTAATAATATATTCCCCACTTTGAGCCATTATGGGAACTTCACCACCCATAGCATGAGAACTAGTAAATCTTCCAAGAGTTAATGATCCTAATAATTCAGAAGCTTCATCTCTGGTTAGATTATGCATTACCTTACCACTTCTTGATAATTCAATTCTACCATTATCAAGTTGTGCAATATTATATCCTGATGCTTCTGCGGCTTTCCTTAATTCAGCACCACTTAATTGCTTTCTGCCCATCAAAGCTGCTGAAGCTTTTTGTGATGAAACAGGAGTGGGAGATATAGGGTTTCTTGACCCACCAGCTAAATGATGAACGGCCCCACCCAAAGCCCTCTTTAGAGGCGGAGTACGTCTCATCTTAGAAAATTTTTCTAAAACCGGAACTTTAGAACCTCCAGATGTAAATTCCATATTAGATGTTGGTATGCTAAACATTTTGCTAATGTGTTCAGCCAATCCTGGAACCTTAGATGATTTACTAATTATAGAAAGATTTTGTGGTTTGATTACGCCTTTTTTAATTAAGTCCTGTAATTGTTGACCAAACTGTGTCAGTCTTGCTGATTTTACGTCATCTAATCTAGCTTGTGGATCTCTAAAATATTTATCTAATACAGCATCTTTTTGTTCTGGTGTTTTAGCGCTAGCATAAGCAGCATCTCCGACTGTTCGCTGTAAAGTTCTGTCGAAATCTAATGCGCCACCACGATTTTTAATAATTCTATATAATGGAGATCCTTTACTAATACCCGGAATTGGTAACATAGATCCAGGAGCATTAGGTAGATCGTCTATTAACGGTAATCCTCCTCTACTTAATCCTATAAAACCGCCCAGTGCTCTTCTTAATTTTTTAGCTTTAATGTCTCTTCTACCTCTAGTAAATTGACCTTTGGCAACTTTTGCTCTTGCCACTTCTTTGGTGGCTTGCTTTGTCGCATCGGTTAATGCTTTAGGGTCTACTCCAAATAAAGAACCTAGATCTTTACCTAATCCTTTACCAAAATCCAATGCTTTGGATGATGGATCATATGGGGCGCCAGCAACAGCTAAACCACTTTCAAATAATAAACCAGAAATATTATCTAGTTGTTTACTAACAATAGCACGAATTTGTTTTCTGTCTGTTACTGGTGATGACCCAGCTCTGGTTGCAATAAGTTTACCAACTGTTGCTGCTATTCTTTCACTTTGATTTCTAATAACCGCTTGTACTTGTTTGGATAAATCATCTGGTAACGATCCTGTTTGAAGAGTGGCTGGAAATCCTTTTATTGATTTCTTGCCTTTTTTGCCTTTACGATCTGGACTCATAACCTCTTCAGATATAGCTTCTCCTGTTAATCCAACAACAGCTATATTTCTTTTTTTGGCTTGTTGTGATATTTTATCTCTTTTAGCTTTAGTAATTATTCTTTGATCTTCTAATTTTTTTATTAGTTGACTTCTAGCCTGTTCAGATCCTTTTGCTCTAGGATCTAATAATCTTCTAATATCACCAGGAACATTTACACCTAGTCTTAATGATTCTTTTAATAGATCAGCTCGTCCCATATCTTTTAATGGAGCATCTGAACCTACGCCAAATTTTTGAATCAATCCTCCTATTTTTGAATGAATAGACAAAGAATCCTTAACACCCTCAGACAGCTTATTTGGTAAAAAGTCTCTATTTTGTGTTCTTAATTGATTTGGTTGATTAACCATTAGTTCCATAGGTCTATTCAGTATCTGTCCTTTACTTTCATAAAAGTCTTTAATTATCTTTTCAAACCCATGTAATTGAGTATCGCTTGATACAACTCTTGTTCCTTTTTTATAGGGTCCAACATCACTAATTAATCTAGTAGAAGATCGAACAATTTCTTTCTGTAATAACCTGACTAATTCTGCATCTTCTTGTGGGGATAATGCTGGAAGAGATTGTTTTTTTTGTCTTGAACTAATTTTTTTTCCATCTAATGATACAGCCCTTAGAAATTGTGGTGATCTCATACTTTGTATAAAATCTTTTAATAAAATGACTTGATTTGATCCTCTTTTTAAGGCTTCATTAAATTCTCTGGGTAATCCTACGGTTAAATTTTCTGTTAATTCCCCTTTGGCTGCGCTTGAGGAAAACATCGGTTGAAATTTTTTAGGTATAGATTTATTGAAAGAAGAGTAGTAGTTTTTTATTTTTTCTAATATACTATCTGTAATTTTTTTGGGAGCAGTAACATGTGATCTAACGTATTTGGCTGCGGATTGTATTTTTGGTGCTATAGTTACTCCTCCTATGCCAAATTTTTGTCTGCCCCTAGCAATTTGAGATATATTATCTATACCAATAGCACTAGTAGCATCTTTACGAATAACGAAACTCCCTGCTGGTAGCTGTGTATAAAAACTATCAGTATTACCTTCGCCAGGAACCTGAGCAACACCACCCCTAGCTAATTTTACTGCTCCTCCTCTTTTCATTGGCCTTTTATCAGCATAATTCATTTTCCTTAATGTATTCACACCAATACTTTTAACAGCATCAGGGTAGACAACACCTTCTCCTGGCATTAGTGCAACGTCTATCATTCCACCCTTAGCATAGCCCACAGATCCACCACTAGCACGCCCTCTTCTTATACCACCCATAAAACCGGTGCCAAATTGTCTAATAGCTTGTGCTCCTCTCACAGCCATAACAATACTGAGAATTGGCAACACTTCTTTAGCAGCATCGGCCACTTTAATCAATGCACTAGCGATAGATAAAGCACTTTTTGCTAATGATTGAAAAGTATCTGTTCCACCAATTTCTCTAAACAAAGCTAAAAATTCTTCTCTAACTTTAACGATTTGATTAGCTAAACTCTTTTGTGCAAGCGCTGCGTCTTCTGCTAGAGAGCCTTGACCTTGTTGAGCCACAGCCAACGCTTGCTGCGCTGTTGTGAACTGTTGGATAAGTGGAATCACTTTACCAATCTGTCTAAAACCACCAAGTTCTTCAATAATTTGAGAAAATTTTAAATCTCTTGGATCTATACTACTGAGTCCTCTAGATAATAATTCTACTGCTTTATATGCTCCAACGAATTTACCATCTAAATCTGTTAAATTGATGCCAAACTCTTTAAGTGCTTCAACCGTACCTCCTCTTTGTATTCTAGTAAAAATAGTACGCAAACCAGTCGCAATAGTTTCTGCGCTTTCACGAGTAGTAGCTCGTACACTAGTAAATACTGCAATAAATTCATTAAGAGCATCTTTTCCTTCACTGACGCCTTTGCTTGCTGCTGCAAACACACCACCAGTTCTTTGTATGGCAGCAATTATATCACTCGATTCCACAGCAAATTTTGCTGCTACAGCGTTAACAGATCCGAGGGCATTATCAAGATCATCAGCACTAATACTAAACTGTCTCATTAATGCAATACTACCCTCTACTGTTTTATTCATGTCATCAAAAGATGGAGCTAAACTACTAAGAGCTAAAGCTTTAAGGGCTTTTTCAGTATCTCTAGCACTTAGGCCAGCTTGAGCGAGGGTGGATGCTACGTTAGTTAATTCACTAGAGCTAACGCCTAAATTAGTCGATAGGTTTGTTATAGTGTTGGATAAACTTTTGAGAATATCTTGTGATTCACCAGTTACTTGTTGCAGTTTAATGAACTGTTTGTCGAATTCAATAAATGCTGCCGTACCTTGTCTAATAGCATTAGTAACACCAAAAATAATACTTGTAACAGCACTGAATGCAGCAAATCTTCTTACTGCTAGTGCTGATTGTCTACCAAACTCTTCCATCTCAGTTCTTGCTTGACCAGCACCAGCTCCCATATTGTTCATATTGCGTTGCGCATTATTTAGACCACGATTTAAATTGGCTGGATTAACATTATTGACTGCTGCGGCAAAATCATTAATGGCTTGGGCGGCTGCTGCTGCATTAGTTTGTGTGGTTGTGAGTGTGGCATTCAAATTTTGTAATGCTGCATTGAGTTGCGTAGCATTTCTAGTAGCATTTGGAGCTACACTTAAATTAACATTAGCATTTATATTGCCCAATTGTCTACGAATATTAGACACAACCGCTCTAATATTGGCCGGGCCTCTCAAATTAATTTCTGCGGTTAGATTAAAAGATCTTGCTCTGGCCATAATTTTATAATCCTATTAAAAACAATATCCCCAAAGAACTTTGATATTCTTGGGGATAATGAATGTAGGTGATAGAAGTTAAATGATTATTTATTGATTTCTGAAACGCTGGTTGATTTGGATTCTGTATTAGTTTTTTCATCTTCCTTCTTAGACTCCTCAATCTTATTGGTTTCTGTTTCAATAACAATTGGTTTTCCATCATCATCTAAGAATGGTTTACTTTCAACAATATACTCTCCATCCTTATCCACCTTATTACCTAGTTTATCAACAAAATTACCCTCACTATCAATAAATCTGCCACTTTCATCAATTAGTCTGCCTTCAAAATCAACTAGTTTACCTTCTTTATTAATGAAACGTAATTTATCATCAACAAATTTATATTGCTTTAAAAATTTGTTTTCTGGTAAAGTACCCTCATAATCATTATCTAAACCATAAAGCATATTAGCCAAATTTTGAGCAGCAGTTAGGGCTACCTCATCAGTTGACCTATTAAGGTAGTCCTCCAAACTATGAAAATAGCGCTGTTTCGTATTATCATACACCGTGCAGGCGGAAACCAAATAATTAAATCTAGCATTATCGGCTTGACCTTCTGCTGTGTGAGTATCCAGATTAGTTTTGACAGAGATTAGTTCTCTTAGTTTATCTCTGTGCTTTTTGATCTCCAGAGCAATAGTCTTGGCTTCTGACAGAGGAATACCTCCTCTAGCCAATTTTCTTTCATTCTCTAGAACCTGTGTTTGTAGATTATCAAATTGATTTTGTTTATTATCGTCCCATAAACCCTGTTCAATTAAAAGATCGTCTAATTTAGCTCTAACAACTGCCTTAGACTTTAATGCATCGCTGAAAGCCTGATTATAAGCTTTTGTGGCCTCTTTTTGATCCTCAATAGATGGTGATCTAACAGCGATTGTTACTTCTTTGCCATCTATAGTTTTTGTAAAAGTTCTGATTTTCATATCATGTTCCTTTCTTATCTTTGATAAAATTTATAATTGTATTGTACAGTATCCGGTCTCAAATCAGCAATGCATTTTCTTAATTGATGATTTCCATTATTCAAAATTTGATTTCTAATATCATCCCAAATTAGTCTATATTGTTCTTCTTGAGCTGTTAGGGGCTGGTCGGGATCTTTATTTTGTCCCCACAGATAACCAAAATTTTTTTCAAATTCGAATAAAGCTCCAATCATTGTGGTTTGAAATCTTTTAGTCAATATGTCTTTGTAGTTCATTGTTTTCCTACGCTCATAGCCTGTTTATTGGATTGCATTTGTAAATTTCTTCGAACATCCGGCAGATTCGTTTCCGATATTTCCTGATCAGAACTAAGTATTACATTATTTCTTTCATTTATAATATGTCTGGATGAAGCATTATTCAAGTTATAAATATTATCTGCTTCTTCTTTAGAACTCGCCATTAAAAATACTTCTTGAGCATTATTTAATTTTTTACCATCTAATATTTTTTCTGCACGTTTTTTAGATCTAATTTTTTCATTTTCTCGTCGTTGTAATATCATCCAGCCATCAAACATATCATCATCTTCTATAACGCTGTCCTGAGGACATTCAGGATGCTCATAAGTACTATCATACATTTTAGTAAATAATACTAGTGTCCTTTGCTCGTCTGTCCAATTTATTGGAGACTTGTCAAAAATATTATTCTTATTACATGACCAATAATTTCTCCATAGTTCATTACGAGCTATTTTTTTTAGAATACTAACATCAATAATATTATCATTAATAATGCTTGACATATTATTAACAACTAAATAATCCACATTTATCATATCTGAAAATACAAGATTATCATTCATGTCTCTGATACTATTAATAAGTAAATATTGATTCTTAAGAGTAGTAGCAAAACCTTTGGAGGTCAAATGATCTAATGAATGTCTAATATTGGTATACTTATAATAAGAGTGTCTAATATTAGATAAGCTTCTTCTAATAGATTTAATTTTATTAGGATTCAAAATATTTTTAAATAATTCGACCTTATTATCCTCTATTTCCTGCTCCATCTTTTTGAGTTGCTCATCTCCATTGTAATTCCATAATCCTACATCGATCAGCATATTCACTATGTCTTCATCTGTAATCCAAGTATTATACTTATTATTTTCATATTCATTACTAGCATATATTTCAGCTTCATATTTAACTGAAATATTTGGATATACTAGTTTATACTTAGTATTTTGAAATAAGAATATATAAAACCCAGATAATATTCTGGATAAATATAAATTAATCTCTTTATCTTCCATAATCCCCTAACCATAGTCCAAAATCCGGTTATAAACTCTATCAGACGCCCACTACCACAGTGCTATAGTAGAGTCCACCACTATGAGCAACAGTAAAGTCGTTGAAGTTCTGATAACTATAAGTCATTGTCACATTGCCTCCACCAGTATCACCACCAGTATAGTTAACACTGGTTAGTTTATTCCTGGAGCCAAGACCAATTCTTGTACCTTCGCAGGTTTCAAGGAAAATAGTCTCGTTAAGAAGATTAAATCTATTGGCACAAGCGGCAGTCGAATCATTAGCAACAGACTTATTAGCTTCTGTGCCAGTATAGTAACCCTGGGCTGTGGCATTGACCCACTCACCACTTACTGACATAACTTCAAATTCACTTGTTACTTCAACTGGGAAGTTAACATAGCGATGGTATGGTTGTCTTGTGCCAATCTCATACATGCTTTCACGACCAAGATCACAACTAACTGTGATATTTTGGAAATGCACAGAGAAACCGTCTGTAGTATTCACAAGATCATTTGTACCACTGCTGCTGATACCCGGAATCTGCTTGGGGAATCTGCAATTACCCATTGTGAGATGCTGTCTACGATTCACGCCTTGAATAGCAACTGGACTATCATTATTATTGGTAAATGAACCAGTAATAGCTGTGGTGGCCCAAATTTTATCATTACCAACTAATGTAACATCTTCTGTAAAATTACCATCAACAGGGAATGTATAACTAACAGAACTCACATACATACCACTGCAACTAACAACTGCTGTGGAACCATTCTTCGCACTGGTTTGAGTGTCTGGATAGATTGCTAATTGAAGATCTGTTCGAGTGTTCGATCTACCAGCAAGATCAGCACTAGTAGCAGTCAAGCCCGACTGTAGACCTGTGCCTCTTTCTGTTGACAACACATAAAGTAGTGGATAACCATCGAGCACTTTATTAAGAGTTACTTCAATATCTGGAACATTTTCATAGTTCTGATATAGAGCTAACTGACCCATTTCATAGATTTGTTCTAGATTGAAATTTGTGCTGATACCGACTGTCTGTAAGCCATGTATCGCAACTGGTGAGCCCGTTACGCCACTTCCTGGTTGACCAGGGGAAGTAAGGCCGCTACCTAAACTGACTTGTTGAATTGCATAATAAATACGATGATTGGGCATAATTATTCTCCACTATTTATTGTTATATGGTGAACTCGACTAGATCTTATTAGTAAGATACACAAAATCCAGAAATTATACAGAAATTATCTCAAGCATAACCCTGGCCTCTCCTTGATGGAAGTTATGGTGGATAGAATCGATTTCTATAAAATCTACGCTTTTAATCCAACATTTTTTCCATAAATATTGACATAATAAATCAGGATACATTAATGGATTTTGTATTAAATCGCCATTTGCGTCTAATGGAAAAGCATTATCTTGAGACATTTTATTAGTGTCAAATAAAGCAATTGTCGCATCTTGTTGGGATCTTATAATATCCAGTATTTTATTACGATCATTTTTATTTTCTGCTAAAATACGAAAAGTTAATGCTTGATCCACAATTAGAGCATTTGAACCTATTTCATATGGTCTTTGTCTTGCTCTTGGTAATGATTCTATCATAATTGCTGGTAATTGAACTCTATGATTGCCCCCAATTGACCAATTTCCATCATTAGATCTGGAGATATCAGGATTATCAGTTTGTAAAGAAGCATATTGTATGATATTAAACCATGGACTATCGCTAGCCCTGTATGTTTGCACATATCTATAGCTATAATTAGCTTTAACTGTTGATGTAGTAGCTATTGGATTATCAAATATTACTCTTCCTAATGGATAATCGATTGTAATATTGCCACTGCTATATGGATTAAAAGCATTATTAATATAAACACCACTTATTGAGATAGGATAATTATTCTTATAATTAACACCACTTTCCCAAACCCATTCTTTGCGAATGCCCTGCCAAACTTGACCAGCCGTATAATTGTCATCATCGGTTAGTAAAAGCGTACTGTAAGGATGAGATGATCCATGTATGGTTCCGCTGTACGCTATCCTAGCATCAAACCAGCCGCCAATGTTTAAAAAACACCAGTCCAAATACATTTTAAAATTAGATTCTATAATATTTAGTAATAAGTCGTCATTGATACTATTGACGCTTTTAAATGTTGTTAAATAATCACATATACTCATACTTTAAGTGCCTCATTTAGCATGTTTTGAATATCATCTTCAGCAGCATCTATCGCTCTGGTAATCCAGTTATCACTTATTGTGCCAGAAAATTCAGCAGGGACTTTCCAGCTATTTTGTTTGGTTTTTTTCATTACAGCATTGCCTGTGCGTGATCTTGTGTTCGGACCAAAAATAACATCATAAGATGGTACCAGAACTCTATTTCCCTCTGTGAGTAGCCATTCTAACCAAGGTATAGTATATCCTTTAGCATCCCTCACAATTGCAAAATCAGAATAAATAACATCATCAAAATTAATTTTTATCATTTCAGCACTAAAAGTACTAATGATTTTATTATTATGAATAGCTGGAGGATTATAAGTATATTGAATATTATTAATCCAGATATTTAGTAATCCACTAATTTTATTAGTAGCATCTGGTATTCCCAATTCTAGTCTTAGACTACCACTCGTAAGAGAACTATATTCTGGACTATTCATTATAGCATTATTAATAATTGATGGTAGATGAATCTTAATATGTGTTGTAGCGTCTTTCATATAGTCTGTGGCTGGACCCAATAATGCCATCAAAATTTGTTTATAAATAGCATCGCTACTATCTGTTAATTTAAAATTAAGACGCATAATATAGTCCTAACCACTATTCTTTTTCCACATTGAAACAATATAATTATTATCTCCTAAACCACAAGGAGTGGGTTCAGCAAACAATTGGAATTTTGGTAAATAGTTATTATTTGAAGGATATATGATACCCATATCTTTACATTGTCTAATAACAACTAGATCCGACTTGCTACCTATAGCTTGCACAAAACCTTCAGGATTTTGAATATTATCTGGAGTTGTAATCCATTCTTTATAATCCCAAATAATCATCATATATATAGTTTGAAAACTTTCTGAACCAAAATAACCAACACCATTACAATATGGACACATCATACCAGTAGTAAATGGCGTTGGGCCACCAACTTTATATTTGCCTGCTGATTTTTTTAAATTAACATCATAAATACAATTTGGACAGAGATCTCTTTTTGTAACACCAAAATTTAATCTACACTCGCTAGATAATCCATTATTTGCTAGCATAGAATCTATCTGAGCGTTATAAACACTTCTTAATGCATTAAAATCAACCATAATTTTACCTTATGCGTAAAAGTCGTTTGTGGATGTGCTTCTGAATGCACCGCGCAATAGGTATCTTGGATCAAAGTTATTACCAACAAATGGACCAAGAACAGCTCTAACAACAGCAGTATTACCTGTTTGATATTCCATTCTCATTCTATTATAGAGTGAGCATGGGCCTTCTTCTAATAATACTTGATAGCCTCTTAAATTACCTTGTATAGCTAAATTAGCAGATGCTAAATTTGTTCTAATGCCTTCATTAACTGCTTTGGTTCTATAGGTACTTTCATCAGCAATACAAGAAGCCTTTAAAACAACAAGATTAGTAAATGCATCATCAAGAGTTGCTGTGTCAGTAGGATCAGGAGTTAAACCAGATGTGGCAAAATTAATAGTATAATTTGTACTAAATTTAACATCTTGTTCAACATATCTAGCGGCTACTAATATTAGTTGCTGTAATCTGCCATCAGTATAAGTTGGTGTGGCACTCAAATCATTAATTAAAACACGAGTCATAGTGGTCATTGTGTCTTGCCATGCCATAAATTAATCTCCAGATTGTATATTTATACATACACCTAACAAAAAAGGCCGGCCACTAGGCCAGCCTCTTTTGGTTTAACATGCTTTGTAGATCACTATCAGATACTGCCGAGTAGTACTCTACGGTTATCAAGAACAGCGAAGCCCTGTTCGGCCCAACCATAGAAGCCTGCTCTCTTCTGACGATGAAGAGTATCGTCTTCGAAGATTTGAACTTCTTGACGAACTGGCATAATAAAGGAATCGCGTCTGCGAAGATCAAGACCTAGTACAACTTCTTCCTTACCTGATGGTAGAGCACCAGATAGGGTGTTTGTGTAGAAGGTTTGATATTGCTGACTAACACCAAGTTCGTCACGATCATGTAGATTGATGCCGAATACACGGTTTAGTGTACCATCACCAGCAACATAGATCTCACGACGAGTGATTTCATCTACCTGATCTAGACCCCAGTTACGAATATCTTCCATAGCTTCTGGTGAGATATAAAGATCAGTTAGCATACCACGATTCTGACTTGCAGAGTTACCACCGCCGTTACGACGCATAACGGTCTTCATTAGACTTACTAGACGCTTGGTGAATTGACCTTGTGTGGCATCGTTATCATAAACAATGATGTTACGGTCAACGCCAGCGGCTAGTAGTGTGTGCCAGCCGTCATCGTTCATTTTCTTGACGAATTGGGCTTCGAGAACTTCCATAGCACGACCAACAACGTCCCAACGGGCATCGCGGGCATACTTTAGAAGATAATCGATACTAGCGCCAATGTCATAGGTTGGAACCATGACGTAATCGCCTTCAACGTGACGTTGTGGAATATAACCATGGTTTGGAATGGTATAAGCCACAAAGTCTTTTTCGGTGCCAGGAGCAACGAAGTCAAGTGGAAATTCTGGAGTGGCACTTTGAGCAAGTTGGATTGGCTCGAAAATGTCATCAAGAATATCACCGTTCAATACACCCTTACGAAGAGGAAGCTCTAGAGCCTTTGCAAACTCGTGGTTTGCGGCCATTGCTTCTTCTTTATTTACTGAACCAGAACGAACAAGAAGATCTGTTAATTCTGGAGTTGCTTCAAATCTATTATTGGACATATTTTTCTCCCTTATGATTATCTGATATTAATGTCTACTTTTGCATAACCGTCGGCATCTTTGGAACTCAAGAAGGTGCCTACTGGAACGAAAGCACCGCCAACATATTGACCACTAGCGGTACTTGTTAGGTTACCAGTAGCGTCATAATATGCAGGATTACCAGCAGTTGGAGTTCCAGTGATATTGTTAGTAGTAACTTGACCTCTACGGAGTAGAGTTACCTTACTACCAACCTGAACCTCGTCTTTGTGCCAATTGATGTGCTGTCTAGTTAGGTCATAGTTAACAACATCATTTAGCAATAGACCACCTGGATTGGTGCCAGATGAAGTTGTGCTTGGATAAGCAACAACAGCCTTGGCATCATCCATACTTACGCCTGAGCCACTTGTGCTAATTACTACGATACCACCACGAGTAGCGGTTGTACCCATAAAAAATGAAATATCTGTGAATGTTTCAACGCGATCTGCTTTTAAAGCCATGTTCATTCTCCCTTATTAAGTTTTTTACCTAGTCTACTATAAACAAAATCAACTAAGGCAGCTCTTGTGCTGTGTGATTCAATTTCTGTTTCACTACCAACACTAAGATCAATGTCTTTCTCAACTTCTGCTGTTTCAAGAGCATCAGAAATTGTAGCAAATGGGTGTTGACTATCTTCTGTTTCTAGATTAGGATTAGTCTTAACTTCTGCTACCTTGACTGGTTTAACCGCAGCAACTAGTGTTGTAATAGCATCAAAAGATACATCATCAACATTCTCTAGTGTGTCGATCACATTGCTAACAACCTCAGAGTCTACTCCGCTCTGTACTAGAGCAGCAACTCTTTTCATTTTCTTTTCTTTTTTCATTGTTTCAGCAAGCTCTTTCTTTTTTGTTTCTAGAGCAGCATAGACGTTATTAAGTTCGGTCTGCATTTTAGCCATTTCTTCATTTTTCTTTTGAAACATGGTCTCTTGCATAGCCATTTCTTTATTTTTCTTTTGAAGCATAGCTTCCTGCATATCAAGTTCTTCTTTTTTCTTTTGAAGATCTTCTACTTTTTTCTTAAGTTCTTCTTCATTCATTTCAGCGGTTTGTGCGCCTGGAGGAGTTGCTCCTGGATATAGCATATTCATGCCTTCTTTTTCTGTGATAGCAGCTACTTCTTGATTGTCAGTCTCTAGACTCATTATGTTCTCCTTTAAATTAGCTTGATTTGAAAATACACCTACTTGTGAAAAAGACTCATTTTTTTCTTTATTAAGTTCAATATTTAGTACTTGTTTATCAAAATTCATATTGTCTTTAGTAAATATAACACTATCAGGATTAGCTGGCTTGCTTACAAACCCCTTACCAGAGAATGTTATATTTCTTAATACTCTACCAATTTTATAATTTTGGTGTTCGCCAAGACCACCATATGCTCTTAAGTGTTTTGTTAAGAATGCTGTTTCTGTATTTCTTGGTAATATTTTATATTGTGCAGTTGTTTTATTAATTAATCCATAATCAAATCCACTAAAAAAGCACTCCATACTTACATATTTATTTCCTGATTGTATTTCATTTATTAGTTGTGCAGTTCTACCTTTAAGGTCTGTATCTGTAAAACCGGTATAGATAACTGAACCTGTTAGTATATGAAATTTTTCTGGTAAATCTTCAACGGGAGTATTTTCGTCAATAATATCTCCATTTGGCATGATTGGCCAATTAGACGTAATATGACCAACTATTACCGATTCATCATGTTCTAAATTTGTTGGTTTATCTTCTGGAGTATTTCTAGCTGCCCAAACCTCTGCTTTATCAAATATATCATCATTTTTATTCCAAGAACTTGTAACAAGAATGGATTGTGTATAATACAAATCTTTGTCTTCAATACCAGCAAGAGCCTTGATATTAATTTTTGAATGACGAGATTTTGGGGCTGGAGATTGTACTAATTGTGAAGCATAAACTATAGAAGCTTTTGCAGATAGGACTTGTGATAGGCCATCTTCAATTTCTTGTGGATAAATTTCCATAATTTGCCTTCTTAAAAGTGTTATTCGGGAATATACACCGTTTTATACAAATAAGCTTTGGTATATTTAATTTCTTCTGAGGTTAATGACCTATTTATTTCATTATTAATTACTTTAATAAAATTTTTATAATTTATAAAATCATTATTAATATCAATACTATTTAAAGTATTGAGTTTAGACAAAACTAACTCTTCAGTTACTTCTTCAAAAGGCTCTAATGATAATAGGATCTTAGTTTTGACATCTTCTGCTTCATCATATTCACTACTAGATAAGCTTCTCATATTTTTTTTATTATAAAATTCTAATAATTGAGGATTCATTATATCAGAAATTTTATCTTGAGATTCTATAGCCCAAATATTTAATGAGGCACCAGTTTGTGGACTAAACTTTTTAGTTTTTCTTTTTTGAGTATCTTTAACATTTTTTGGTCTTCCTTGTCCTGATACTCCAGTTGGCTGATTTTGATCTTGTGGAGTACCACCACCAAATCCGCCTACTTTAGGAGCGGCTGGAAATTCAGCTTTCATTTCAAGAAGATTAAGTTCATTTCTCTTTTTGGGTTCTAGTTCTAAACCCACTTGGCTTGGTGCTGCTATACCAAGTTGTAAAGCAATCTTTTTAAGACTCTTATCAAAATTAGCGTCATGATAAGGTCCAGCCTTTTTGGTCATACGATTAGTATCTCTTTCTGAAGATTCTCTATTAATTCTTGCTTTCTCAATATCTGGATCAACACCAAACATTCTTTGAATAAGTTCATCACTAATAATATTACGATCTGCTAATTGAATTAATAATGCTTTCTCAGCATCTTCATTACTAAGATCCATCTTATCAAATTCAATTTTAGCTGGATAGCGAAAGCCCATAGCTTTTTGAACTAGTGCAATCTCTTGTTTCCAAAAGGATGTTAGTGTTTTACGACCATACTCAAGTCTTTGAGTTAATGTTTTAAGACTAATAAAATTATTTGTAGTTCCACCACCGCCAAATGTTCCTGTTAGAGTTGGTGGAATACCAAGACCAGCATAAATAGCATTTAAATGTGGGATATATTTACCTTCTCCCAAGAATTGATGAACACTAGTTTTGCTCTCAATCAACTCAATATCTGGACCCCAAATAAGATCCATTGTGCCACCACCCACGTTATTACCAAGAATATTACTTAGTTTAGTGGCTGCAGATGCTGTTGGTGCAATCTTGTGTTCTAAACTACCAAGTTTAAAAATACGAATATTATTAATAGCACCATCAAGAGCTGTAACGTCAGCAAGTTTTAATTTTTCTACAATATTAATATCATCCATGATAGCATAGATCATTGGATATGCCCAACTCTTCCAATCATCTTTCTTATAATGAAATACTAAGGTTTTATCTGGATCCAGCATGTATGCCCTTTTCTGTCTTGCGGCTTCAATAATAGCTGGAGGTAATTGTTCAACAATTTTCTTTTCTGCTTCACTCTTAGGACTGTTAATAGTTTTGCGTAGAATAGGAGGTAAAACTATAGCATATGATTTATCTCCAACAAATGAAGATAATGCACCACCAACAACTTCGATGCATACAGGATCAATAAAAGTATATCTCCAAGGAATTTCTCTTTTTTCAGTTTTCAAATCATCAGTATTGATAATAAGATCTGGAGATGCGACACTCTTATAAAGATTATCAGTAACTTTTAAACTGATTTTAGCGGTTTGACGATTGATTACAACATTGCCAACTCTATAAAGATTGTTAAGAAATCTTTCGCTTCTTTCTTCGCCTCTAATTTTATCAAACCAGTTTCTATAAAATCTTTCAATACGTTTATTTGGATGAACAAGTCTAATGCCCTGACTAGCAAAATCACCCATAAGATCAATAACATTTTTTACCAATCCAACACGATTATAAATAGCATCCGCTTTTCCTAAAATACCACGAATATGTGTTGGAACGCTCTCTTCTGGACGGAAATAATCATAATCTGCACGAGTTAAACCAGGACGGCCAGATGTTAGACCATCAAGATTAGAAAAGTCTAAGCGATAACGGCTATTATTAGCTACAGTCTTATTTACTAGACCAAATTCATCCAAGCCTTTGCTAGCTTCTGCTAAAGCTTCACGTTTATCGGCTAAATTGCCATCCTCCCATGTAACATAAGCATTAAGAGGTTGATCCTGAGCAGCATCAGGAATATTTTTATTTTCTTGATCTTTTTTTCTTGGCATAATAGTATTGCAATAGGATTATGATGGGATTATAACTAATATACACAATTAATGGTGAATACCCATATAGATATTATCGTTTGCATTGTTCACAAACCAATTCGGCCCTTTATACATTTGACCATTATGGTCTACCGCATCTTTTGCATTAATTCCAATTACATCATAAGTAAATGGAGTTAAAGATCTATTCAATTGTCTAGCTAACATATTAGCAATTATTAAAGCACTATATCGGTCTTTTCTTAATTTACCTTTTTTACCATTGGGTAATTTAATTTCAGGAGTATCCCATCGATCTCTAGCATTTGGACCAGTGCTAGTTTGAGTCATAACTATAGTAGTTAATTCATTTTTAAGTTCTTCTATTTCTAATAAACATTCGCTTTCATTATCATATAAATTATCAAGATCAGAATCTAAAATATCTTTACCATCTTTATCTAAGGCTAATGCTAAACTTAATTGATCAAATCTTGGAAATAATAAAATTTTATCTTCTAAATCTTTTCTTAATCCGTGGTTAGCCTGTGCTGTCCAGTCTGCTCTGGCAAACTGCACAAGTTCCAGAACATGCAATCCTTGTTGATCATCAGTATCTTTTGGTTTATCTCCAATAGCAGGCCATATTAATTGTTCATTTTCTTCAGCTTTGCTAGGATCATGTAAAGCTTCTTCAATAGCAACTCCACCACCCTGAGCATCCATACCAATTCTGGCACAAGGAAATATTTTCATTAAGTTACGAATTTTTCTAGCACAGAATCCATAAAAATCATGCTCATTCACCAATCCAGTTTTTTGTCTATCTTTAAAATTATTTCTATTAGTTGTCCAACAATAAACTACTCTATTATGTGTTGGATGTAATTCTATAACTATAATACTAAAATTATCTTTTTCTGATGCTGGGTCAATTCCGTATACATATTGAAGATTAGGATTACCTTTAGTACTAACATCAAATACTACTGGTGATCCATCAATAAGAATTGGTTTAGTATCGTTTGCCACACAACTTTCAATTAGTGATCGTCTAAAGAATCCATCACTATCTTCTGTGAAACAGGCAGCGTATTCCATATTATATATACCAGTATGAATTGTTGCTTTGGCTCTACTGACTTGCTTATCATCCATGAAGCCTTTGGGAATTAATTCGTATGGAATTCTTATAATACTATAATCTTTCCAATTAAAGCTTTCTGGTACTTCACCCTTAAAGATTTCTTCTAGTTTAGTTTTATCTCCCTTACTATTAATAATAGCTTTATATCGTTTCCAATACTGCGCAAAATGTTTAAAACTATAATCTGCTGTGCCAGAAATAATAGCTTGATTACCTTTTTTAATTTGTACAGCTTCTAGTTCGTCATTCCACAATCCAGCATCTTTCATAGCTGCTTTTTTAGCTTCTTCTTTAACATTTTGTATAGGACTAGCACTAACAGCAGCGAACCCTGATACTACTGTCTCATAAATGTCTGGTGATATTGATGCGAACTCGTCAGCGATGATGATATGTGCTCTTAAACCTCTGATCTTACTACCATCACCCATAGGAATAGCAACTGTCCAACTCTCGCCCAACCTCATGGTACAACGATCAACATCTCGACGCGGACCATCATCGTTACCAGTATAGATACTTCGTAATATGGGACTATTACGCCATATTGTTTCCATATATTCAAATATGATCTTACTCTGTCGGAAAGCAGCGCCCACCACCACGATTTTAGTTCCCGGCACAAACACACACTTTAGTATGCAATATAATGCCATTAAAAAACTCTTACCAAAACCACGACTCGCAACGAACATTGGAAATGATGTGTTCCAAAATTCTTGTAATATGGATATTTGAATAGGATGAAGTTCTATACCAAACATCAATTTGCATGTGCTGCCAAAATATTTTGGATTACGAAATAACCGTAATAGGTGCAGATCAGGATTTTCTATATCATCCTTGTCTCGCCCTATCATTGGATTGTGATTGACCACAAGATCATTTAGATCTCCTAGTCCCAACCACGCATCATCAAATTTTTTCTTGACTATTTTTGTTTCCATATTTCTCGTATATTCTTTTCATAATACCCACGGCCACTCTTTCTGCTGTTTCTGCACAGCCACAAAATAAGATGTGAATATTATGATTGAGTTGAGCCTGGACCAGATACTTCATAATATAATTACCACTAATTTTTAGTTTATCCCATAATTTTTTAGGCACATCGCTGCCCACAGGAAAACTATAAACATCATCAATATCAAATTCTAATAGCATAAAACTGTGTGGTATTTGACCAAGTCGATTTAGCACATCTTTAAAGCGACTCTCTGTTATATTATTAGCAATCTCACTAACACTCTTTTTGCGTTCTATTGCCAGAATATTCTCTAATCCCTCTATGCTATAGTCTCCAGTATCTAACTTCCTTTTAGCTGTGGTATGCAAACCAAATTCCCATGGCATTTGCTCTCTGGTATCTATAATGACGGTGAAAGGATCTTTGGTCATGTTTTGCCTTTTAGTTTATTTAATATTAATTGGCTAAAAAATCCACAATAATTTTCCTCATTATCCTTTATAAGATCATGATGAATTTTGCAAAGAGAGATTCCATTATTGATGTTGTATCTTAAACCGGGGAAATCGGCCCATTTGTTAATATGATGAGCATGAATTTTAAGTCGAGAATTACATCCTGGCCATTGACAGGTATGTTTATCTCGTGACTTTATGGATTGTCTCCATTTTTTATATTGGGGATCATTATAATTACGCATTAATTATCTTCTTTAAAAGCACTAGTACTATTTAGTATGGGACTATCAACTTTATGATCAGCATACTGATGATATTCGTAAAGATTTTGTTTGGCCTTTTCTGTGGCCATAGCCAATATCTCCATTTCTCGCCCCTCTTTTTCTCTAATGTCCTCGTCCTCTAGCATACGAATCAAACCCACCCAACTACTTTTACCATCTTCAATACGCTTGATTCTTTGCTCTCTGGTGGCTTTTAAATCTTTGCTAATCTTTTGCTGCTCATTTAATAGTTTAGTATATTCGTTAGTATAGCTAGCAATACTATTTCTTGCAAAACTTAATTGAGTTTCGAGGTTGGCCAGTTTAGGAATATCACGATCAGTTTCGCTCTTGTCATATTCTTTATCCACTAGCTTTTGTAATTTTTCCGTTTCGCTAATATGACGCTTGCGCTCTTTCATGCTACGATTAATAAGAATATCTATAGTGATAAATTGTTTGATTTGTAATTCTTCAGCGGGTAAAACGTCTTCTCTGAATTGTTTAATTAGACCAACCCACGTATCCTCAAAATATTCTAGTTCGCCACTGTCCTCATCAAATTGCCGCACAATCTCATTCCAGAAAGTTTTACTATGTAATTTTCTTTTTAAGATTTCATTTTCACTCTTGTCGTGCAAACTATACAATTGTTGTTCATCAATATATCGATTTATAGGATCCACATTTCTATTTAGTGCTGAGGCTATTTGTTCAGCAGATAGGTCTCCCACATTGTCGGTTATAAATTTTTCTTCATCTAAGCTTAATTGTCCGCGTTTTTTAGCCATCGTTATCCTCTAGTATTTTTTTAATTTCACTCATTAATTTTTCACTATCGCCCTTGCTAACTTTACCACCATTTTTAAGTTTTAAATAAGTTACGCGATTTTCCCCAATTAAATTTTCCTCTATCTTATTTACTATTTCACCGTTGCTAATTTGAGAGAATAAACTATCTTCTTGAGTGGTAAATGCTGATCCATAATCTTTTAGTTCATCTATGGTGCTTAGGTGCATCAGATTCTTTTTGGTGCTATTTCTAGAGTGCCAGTCAACATATTCTGAGCAATCATTCTTATCATTATATTTGGTGCAACCACTATAGCTTTTTGCTAAGTGGGGATCGTATAGTGGACAACTTAAGCAGGGTTTATCTGGCCTTTGATAGTTGTCTCGTTTGTAATTGAATAGTCTATTTCTAACGTGGGTCCAAAGAAAGTTTTCTAGGGGCCTTTTGTGATCATAATTTTGAAGACCTTCCAGAGCAAAGATGCTAATCTGTTGCTTCATATCCTCTATTTCATGATATCCAAATTTAAATTTATATGCTAATTTTTTGCTTATAATATCAATAACTTTTAATAGTTCACTTTCATCAATCACTTTCTTTTTCATCATTTTCTTCTATTAGCTGAGCTATGGATTTGTTTTGTTCAGCTAGTAGATCTTCGCTAATATTAACATCACTATTAGCTACAACATGCAATACGCTTGGTATAATAGGGTCAATATTCACGGTTGTCTCCTTGCATAAAATGAACAAACTTATACCATATAGTATGTTTTGTACACATTTTGTCAAAAAAGGGAAATATTTATGGGTTCATATAAAAAGTGGAGTGATGCAGAATTGAGCTTTGTTAGGGATAATCTTAGTGTTTTGAGTGATGGGGAGTTGGCCAGTAAACTCAGTGAGATGACTGGTGAAACTATTACTTATGGTATGATTCGTCGTCAGCGTCGTAAGTTGGGTGTGGTTAAGCCTAGGGGCAGAAGGAAAAAGGTTGTGGATAATATGCAATCATGAATAGATAAACTAGATTCAAATAGTTTTAAAAGGAGCAAGCATCTGCGTGGTGCTTGCTTTTTTTTATAGATAATGGCTAATAAACTGGCCAATTAGAATTATGGTGTGAATTGTGTTTGGACCACCCGGCGATTTTTCACAAAATTTTCCTGGTATTCTAAAAAACAGAAAAACCCCCTAAATACTTGTGGCATAAAGAGTTACGACGAATATGCCCCCGCAAATTTGTTGTAAGTGCTTATGCTGCAACGACTTACATCAAATGCTGACGCAAGTAGCGTGCCAAACTTTTTTGGCATAGTATTTGCACTAGCAAACCGCGTGCCATTCACAAGCATTTTTGCCATAATA